AGAACTGGTTAAACTACTTGCAGCAGTAGAAGCAGATGTGCTTAGAGTTGTGACAGAACTGGTTAAACTACTTGCAGCAGTAGAAGCAGATGTGCTTAAAGAAATGATAGCTGAATTTGTAGATGTAGATAATCCAGTCAAATTACTTGTTAAAGAATTAGTTTGTGAGATTCTAGTGGATATTTCACTAGATAATGTAGTTGACAATGAAGTTATGCCTGAAGATGCAGATGTTGACAAAGAAACAATAGAAGAATTTAGAGTGCTTGCAGTTGTAGATAATGAACTAACAGCTGAAGAAGCAGAAGTACTTAAAGATGTGATAGAACTTGTTAATGAACTAGCAGCAGTAGAAGCGGATGTACTTAATACACTAAAATTGGAAGTTGTAGATGCATTAAGATTATTAATAGAATTAGATAAAGAAACGTTATTTGAAGAAGCAGATGTGCTTAAACTAGATAAACCGGTAGATGTAGAATTAGAAAGCGAAACTACAGAACTACTCAATGAAGAAACATTGGAGTTTGTAGTCACAGTGAATGAAGACATAGATGTTGATAATGTAATATAACTTGCAATATCAGTTGTAGAATATGCGCTAAATAAAGAATTTAAAGCTGAAATAGAAGCAGCATCAATATTTTGAACAGCACTTACGAGAGAATCAACATATCCTTTAGTAGCTGCATCACTTGCGGCTGTAGGAGCAGAATTAAGTGTTAACCCACAAGTAGACTGTAAAGTAACTCTTTGAGTTCCGTTTGTATAACTTTGGACAGTCATACCATCACCTAAATATAGCGTCGGCTGATTAAGACTTAATGACATTAATATAAAAAAATAAAAATATAAACACAAAAATAATAAATATCCTTAAATAATTAAAAATAAAAAAATAATAATAATAATAATTTATAAATGTTTTATAATAATTTGAATTCTTATTCAGGAAATATGCCACCAATAAATGTAAATGTGAATGTAAATAATAATACAAACAATGACAGTCCAATAATTAAAACAATAAATACTGATGATGATTATTACATAAATATGAATCAATTATGTGTTTGTGTAAATAATAATGTAAAGATAGATTTTATGGTTATAAAAGCAAATGCAATTTATCTACCAATAATAAATTCAGATATTCAAGGTAATACATTAAAAATAATAAATAATACAGGAAATATATTAAATATATATACTCAAAATAATCAATTGATATTTAGTCAAATATATACATCAAGACAGGGTAATAATAACGTGATGATGAATAATAAATCAATGGCTTCATTTTTCAGTATAAATAGTAATGACACATTTTCATGGATTATGGTATAATATTACAGTCGTATAAATATTTAAATATTAAAATAAATAATAAACAATAAATAAAAATAAATTATAATTATAAATATATATATATGAAAATACCAAAAACAATAATACAAACAAGCAATTATGAATTTCCATATTATTATAAACAAAATATTTTAAGAAATAATGAAGACTGGGAATATAAATATTTTGATGACAATGATATTATAGAATTTATAAAAAATAATCCAATAGAAGAATTGAACAATTCTTTAGATGTTTTTAATAAATTAGAAAAAGGTCCCCATAAAGCAGATTTTTTTAGATATTATTATTTGTATATAAATGGAGGTGTATTTTTGGATTATGATATAGTTTTAGATGCATCACTAACACAAATATTAAAAGACATATCGTTTTTCACATGCAAATCAATAATGAATAATGATACAATGTTTAATGGATTTATTGGAAGTGAACCAAGAAATTTTATAATATATGAAGCTTTAAAAAAAATGTATTTTTGCAAAAGTGAAGTATTAGCAGTGGATTATTTTTATAATTGCAGAGAAATGAATTCAATAATTACAACATATAAAAATATATTAAATAATTTATTCAAAGATTCTGAAGAAATAATGAAATTAAAATGTAAAATATTTAATGAAAGGGCAGTTATAATAACAGAAAAAAATGAAAAAAAAGTCTTCTACAGTGTAGAAGATGTAAATAAGTCAGTAAATGATAAAGAATTTACAGAAGTATACAGTTACACAGAGGTATATGATAATGATGATGATAATAAAAATAAAATTTTAGAGCATCATTTTAAAGACAAAATAAAATTTTTAGAAAATCTATTTAAAGAAATAGTTCAAGATAAAGGTAAAAAAAATATAGAAGATACAAAAATAGGTTTAACATTAGATTTACCAGTAGAACCAGCTCATATGTTTTGTAACGGAATAAGACAAAATGTTTTTTATTTATGTGAATTACTTTTAAATATAGGTTATAATACTTATTTTATAGTAAATAGGAGTTATAATGAAGAAATAATTGAAAAACTATCATATGATAAAAGATTTAAATATATAAAACACAATAAAATATTATCAACTAATTTTGATATAGTAATATCAATAGGATATGAAATAGAAAAAGAATTATTAAAAGCATTAAGATATTCAAAAACTAAAATAGTATCGTATAATTGTGGTAATTCATATTTTATAGATAGTGAAACAATATTGTATAATCAACATAAAAATAGAAATAATCAATTAAATTACATAACAATGAATGAACATATTCCATATGATATAATTTGGTCAATACCACAAATGACAAATACAAATCAATATTATTGGTCAACATTATTTAGAAGTAAATGTATAGAAGTTCCTTTTATATGGTCTCAGAATGCAATAGAAATGGCAATAAAAACAACGAATAAAAGCTATATAGATTTATTTTATGCAAAAAGAGAAAAAGAAAAAAAAATATCAATATTTGAACCAAATATAAGTTTAATGAAATGGTGTGGTCCAGCAGTATTAATATGTGAAAATGCATATAGAGAAGATCCATCAAAGATAAAACAAGTTTATATAAATAACATAAGCGACAAGAAAAAAGATTCAGGTCATTTAAATGAATTTAATTTAGATGCGTTTACAATTTTAGTAAATAATTTAAATATTTGTAAAAATGGAAAACTGTCAATAGAAGGAAGATTTAATACATTAGAATTTATGAATATATTTGCAGATATAGCAGTATCACATCAATGGGAAAATAATTTAAACTATTTGTATTTTGATTTAGCGTGGATGGGTTGGCCAGTAGTTCATAATGCTTCATTATGTAAAGATGTTGGTTATTATTACAAAGAATTTAATTATGAAGAAGGAGGAAAACAATTGTTAAACGCAATTTATAATCACGATGATAATATAGATGAATATGTTTTAAAGAATAGAAAAGCAATAGATAGATTTTTAACAACAAACATAGAGCTTCAGCAAAAATATATAGAATTAATAAATGATTTATATAAAAGTGAATAAAAAATATTGTAAATATATTAATCTAATAGATTAATATATGGACCCAGGTGAATTGAATGAAGATACTTTTAAAAATTTAGGTATTGATGAGAATGATATGGAAAGTATATTTAAATATATTTATGAAAATAAAATATGGGGTGATAATGAAATAGAAGGTTATTTAGGTTCAAGCGGAAAAGGAAGTACATTAGATTATAATAAAGATTATATTTCATATTTAAGGGATTTTATACTAAAAAATAAAACAGAAGTAATAGTTGATTTAGGTTGTGGAGACTTTCAATTTGGTAAAGAATTATACAGAGATTTAAATATAATATATTATGGTTTTGATGTATATGAAAATATAATAAATTACCATAATAATGTTACAAAACAAAATACAAATAATATATTGTTTTTTAATAAATTGGATTTTTATAATAATAGACAAGAAATTCCACATGGAGATTTATGTATTATAAAAGATGTATTTGAACATTGGAATTATAGCCAGACATCAGAATTATTGAATTATTTAATTGAATCAAAAAAATTTAAATATATATTAATATGTAATTGTTTTTATCAAACAGAAGATGCAAGTGATTCACCAACAGGGTTGTTTAGACCATTAAGTATTGATAATTATCCATTGAAAGATTTTAATTTAACGAAAGTTTTAAAATATAAAACAAAAGAAGTATATTTATACGTTGCTTCTTAAAGAAATAAATGTTAGTAAAATATAATATAAAATTAAATAAAATATTTCACAATGACAAATACATTTGATATTTGATATTTAATTAAATTATAAAATCATTTTTATAATAATAAATTATAAAAATGGATAATATTGATTTAAATATAAATAATTATAACATAGACGATTTAATAAATTTATTTAGATTGGATGGAAATTTAAATAAAGATTTATTATTTGAAAATAAGACGAAAATTTATAGTAAAATAATTAATACAAAAGAATTACAAAATAAAGATAAGATGAATACGTTACAATTTATTGATAAAGCGTATAATTTATTATTATTAAATATAGATAAGATTAATGGTAATGTAGGTAATTTAATAGGCAATAATACAATAAACGAAAATATTTCATTAAAAAACTTATATGTGGATGAAAATATTGATGAAAAAAGCAATGAAATAACAAATGCAAAAGAAACATTATTTTTAAATAATCATCAAATAGTAAATAAACCATATACAAAGTTTATATATACAAATCAAAGCTATGCTTTTGATGGTATAATAAATCCTTTAGAAAAAAGAATTATAACTAAAGTATTATGTTTGGATTCCAGATTTCGTGAAAATTTTTGCTCAACAGGCTCAAATAATTTGACATATAATTTGTTTGATACATTAGAAAACGTAATTAGTATGAAATTAATTTCATGTGAAATACCTCGATTATGGTATTCTATATCATCAGCATTAAAGAATAATACGATGAAAATTTATTTATATAATATGGTTGATTATCCCGATAATGTTCAAACGATTATATTGCCTGATGGGAATTATAATAATATATTGTTAGTAAATGTCATAAATAATTATTTTACTAACATAAAAAATGGTTTAGATTATTTAAGATTTAATGTAAATATATCAAATAGTAAATCTTATTTTTACGTAAAAAGTGATTCATCAATAGATACAATTTTGCCATATGATCCTGCAAATATACATTATTCTCCAAATTTTTACTTTAAAATAGATTTTATAAATTGTGAAGGATTAGGATTATACTTAGGTTATACAAACGTAACGTATGAAGGAAATAAAACAATGTCGTTTATAGATAATTATTTTATAACACCATCAGTAACATATTATGGAGTTATAATAAGTGAAAGTAGTTGTAGTTCTAATATAGACAATTACATATTTATTAATGTAAATGATTTTAACAAAAATTTTACAACTAACACAATTGTGTCACAAAAAAATAATACATTTTTAGGAAATAATATACTTGGTAAAATAGCAGTAACATTTCCAGATAGCTTAATTTTAAATAATGCATCAGATAATATTTTTAGAACTAGAGAATATTATGGTCCAGTTAAAATAAAAAAATTACAAATATCATTGTTAAATAAATATGGAAATATAATAGATTTATTAAATAATAATTATTCATTGACATTAGAATTTAACATTTTATACAATTAATTACATTATGGTAAAAGTAAATCATCAATGCCGCCTCCAAAATTGGGAATATATTTAGAATATTTTAATTTATTCATACAATATTGCACAATATCAAATTCACTATCTGTTTTATATTGTGGATATGCATTACACACATTTTCAAATAAATAATTACAATATTTAGCATTGTTTTCAAAAAATATAACAGGTCTATTTTTTTCAACGAATTTTATTGCTTTTGAAAAAATAAAATTTTCAGCACCTTGTGCATCACAATGTATAAATCCTACATTATCATAATTTAAATTATCATCAATTGTAATAGAACTAACTGCCTCTCCATCTTTTCCTAAACATATTCCTCCAAAATTACAAGGTAAGTCATTTTCTTCATTATATCTTTTTAAAACATCACCTCCTCCTCCATCTAAATCAATGTTATTCATATTACAATGTCCATTAAAACAAAATAATGCTTTATTACAAATATCAACTTTATTTTGTAAACAATTTTGAATGATATTATGTTTTAATAATTTATACAAATTATATTGAGGTTCAAAAGCATAAACTTTATTTTTATCACTTAAAAATTTAGCATATATAATAGTAGATGTACCGCAATGTGCCCCAATTTCTAAAATATCTTTTTGAGGATTAATATATTCTCTTAAACTTAAAAGGACATTAATATCCCAATAATTATTATGTTTAAATTCATTAATAATATATAAATCATTTTTATAAATAGTAACAGTGCCGTGTTCGTTAAAAAAAGTTTCCATTATAAATAATAATAAGTAAATAATTTAAATTAATAAAATATAAATATATTAAATAAATTAAATAATATAAAGAAGAAAATTAAATTACTTTAATTAGATTTGTTAGTTTATAAATATAATAAAGACAAAAATATAGTTTAAATAATTATGGAAACTAAAATAATAAATATGGTAGTTCCTTCAATATGGGAAGTGCCAGAAGAAATAAATATATTTACTCCAGAAGAAATTGCATTTATATTAGATGTTGGTTGTGAAACAATAAAAGATGCAAGAAAATTAGTTGCAGGATTAAGTCAAAAAGAAATATACAATAAAATACGTGATGAAACAAACAAAGAAATACAAAAATTAGAAATAGATTTGTTAGTTCAAAAAGAATTAAGATTTAAAATGGAAGAAGCTCTTACAGTTCGTTATGATACACAATTGAATGAATTAAAAAAGAAAAATGAAGAGTTGACAAACAAATTAAAAGAAATAATGAATAATAGTTTGTCATTAGTTCAACAAGAAATAGAAAAAGAAAAAGAAAAATGTAGAATAATGTTAGAAGAAAAAAATAAACAAGTATTAAGATTCACAGAAAATTATGAAAAAATATTGCAACAAACAAATATGAAAACAAGTAAAAAATTAGGAGACGAAGGTGAAGAAAATTTTTTAATGTTGAGTGAAACATTTAAAGATTTTGTTGGATACAAAATAGAAAAAAAATCACATCAAGCTCATAAAGGAGATTTCCATTTATTTTTTGAGAATTTCAATGTGTTAGTTGATTTAAAAAATTATTCTGGTTCTGTTCAAAAAAAAGAACTGGAAAAAATAGAACATGATTTATCAATAAATAGTACAATGGATTATGCTTGGTTAATATCATATGAATCAAATGTATGTGATTGGAATCGTTTCCCAATTATGTGTAAATGGATTATAACTGATATAGGATTAAAATGTATAATAATTGTTAATAAATTAAATTCAAATAAAAATCCAATGGATACTTTGAGAATTGTGTGGAATATGACAAATGAAATACATATAATAATGAATAAAATTAAAGAAACAAAATCAAAAGAAATGAATGATGATGAAATAATTAAAATAAGAGAAAGAGATTTTAATATACTTCAGAAAATAAAAATGACCCAAAAAAGATTGAGTGAAATGAAAAGAAATATTGCAAGTATGTCTCAAATAGCAAAGGATATGGAAAATGATTTAATTGATGCAATCAGTATGTTTACAAATGAATTATCTAAAAATGAATATGATAAAACATTGAAAATACATGAATGGTGGTATAACAATATAGAATTTGATGATAATGCAGAAAATAAACTAATATCTACAGATATATGGTTCAGATTTAAAAAAGACAATAAAACAATTGTTGAAGAAAATAATATATCGATAGATGATTTGAAAGAATATATAAAAAATTATGTGGATATAAATAATTATATTGAAAAGAGTAAAAAAGGCTCAATAGAATTAAATGGATTTAAATTTATAGAAACTATAAAAAGTGATAGTATAAAAAGTGATAGTATAAAAGATGATAATAAAATGGAAGTAGAAATTAATATTCCAAATTCAAATAAAGAAAATATAAAGAAAAAAAAAGTCTTAAAAAATCTGAAATAAAAGTAGTTTAAAATGAAGAATTAGATAATAAAATAGTTGAACAATATAAAATACAAATGATGATGTTCTAGAATTATCAAAAAATAATAATGTGTTAGTATGGCAAGTGGTATAAATATTGATGAATAAAGGTGTAATAAGTAAACGTAGTGATTCAAGAGGTTATGATAAATATAAAGAAACGGAAGAATACAAAAGTAAAATAATCGCAAAATAATGAGAGCAATGTAAGTTATAAAAATTACTTAATTTTCATAAATTCACATAACATTTTATTTTTTACACGTGTTGATTGTGTTTGTTATACATTAGAAATAAAATTTGTAATGTATAGAAGATAAATTAGAGTTTGAAAATTATTTTTCAATAATAACTTTTTTAGCAACATTTGTTATTATTTTATTAATATTTTTTTCACCTTCTTCTTTTGTTAGTCCATTCATAGAATTACTAACAATTTTTAAATATAGTTCATTTTTCTTCGATTCAGATTTAGTGCAATCAGGATAGTTATCTCTCCATTTTGAAATTTGTTTAATATTTTCATTAGCAATAGTTTTAATAGCATTTGTTAGTATAGGTTTATTGTCAGTTTCTTTGGTCCATTTATCATTATCTTTAATATATAAAACTTCACGTTTAAAATCACTGCAATGAAGTGGTCTCATATTATTTTCTAATTTGTAAAGATTTTTGAGAATAATATTAGAGATACCTTCAATATATCCAGATCTTCCGGTATATTCCAAATCATCAAAATTCATTTGTATTGAACTAACAAAATCAGTGATATTCATTGCATTTTTACATGTTTCATTTAAAAAAAAGTTAAGATTAAAATATTTATCAATGTTAGTTGTGTTTGTATTGTGGCTATTATTATTGTTAGTTATATTAGATTTAGAAGCCATTTCAATAATTTTATTTTGAAGTTCTCCATTTTGTTTTAAAAGATGAAGTAATAAAGCATCTTTATCTTTGATGTTAATGCCTTGATATGTATCTTCATTGTTTTCTTCATCATTTTCTTCATCGTTTATTTTATCAATATAGATAGAGCATTTTTTTTTATGTTTCCATAATCCAGAATTAGTTTGAAATATTTTTCCACAATTACAAAAAAAGTTTTTTTCAAGTTTTTTTGTTTCCTGATAATTTCCTCCCTTATTGAAAATATGTTTAGGTCTGATAATATGTCTATCCCAATCGCATTTTTGATAGCATATAAAATCACAACATTGACAAAAATATTTTGTCAAGTTTTTTTCAAGTTTTTTAGTTTCCTTAATTTCCATATAAAGGAAATATAAAAAAACTTTTAAATAGTTTACGAAAAAAAATATAATAACATTATTTTTTAGAAAAAATAAATTTTTAGAGCATAATGGTCACAAAGTGATTTTGAAGTAAAAATTTAAATAAAATATTTTGGATTTTCAATTATGGACATTTTTAAAAATGTCCATTTTTGATTCTGGCCCTGACTTTTATAAAAATTTTCTTCAATGAATAAAATAAAAATAAAAAAATAACAAATATAAATTAACATTTATTGAGAGTTAAACTAATAAAAGATAAAAATAATTTTATGATGATAAATAAAATAAATACAATATTAGTAACAAATTTATCGTCACAAATAAAATAATTTGTAATAAATTCCTGAGCATAATGGTCACATAATTTATGGTCACAAATAAAATAAATTATAATATAAATTTGTGAGCATAATGGTCATATAATTTATGGTCACAAATAAAATATATTATAAAAATATTCCTGAGCATAATGGTCACATA